TTCTCTGCCCTCGTCTCTAATAGTTTTCTAAAAGCATACTTTATATCTAAATCGTGTTTGAGTTTTTCAACCTCTGGATCAACGGTAATGGTTGCTTTAACAACAGCAACTCTGTCACCTTTTCCACCCTGCCAGTTATTAACCATACACTTAGCTTCTATAGAATCTACAGATCTTTCAGCTTCTCGCTCGTTTATTACTGCTATAGCTCTAGCTCCAGATAGATGATCATTCCACTGAGTAAATTGAACAAAAAGATCCATGAGACCTTCGTCGTCTAGCTCTGTGATATCTCTAGGCAGTTGTGGTATTTCAAAATCTGGTTTTGCTGAAAGAGTTATACCCAGTTCAGATAAAGATTCTAGTACTTTTCTGCTAATGCTCATTTATCTCCCCTAAATGGCTCACAACGTTTGCAGCCTTTTGTCGCGTCAATACTACACACTGGTGGCCTATTATTGTCAACCGCCCACACTACGTCAAGTGCGTTGTCAAAGATCTCTTTTACAAACTCAGGGTTGTAAGCAACAGAAAACTCTTTATAGTCCTGGTTTGACTTAAGCTCGTAAATAAAAACTATCTCTTCTGGCGCAGACTCTAGGGTACCCTCTTCAACCATAAGGTGGGCTAGGTGTAGGTATACCTGTCCCTGTAGTATGTGTGATCTGAATGGTTGCCTAATATTTTTCCAAGCAGACTCTAGATCAGCGCCACCGTTAAATAAAGCTGGCATCTCCATACGAATTGTTCCAGGGCCTACTGACTTAATCTCTATTAGAAAGTCTTCCCCGAGTCCCTTTACCCAACCATCAGAATGGCCTGAAATTCTGTGCTTTGGACTAGATAAAGGGACTTCTCGATACTCATAAATACCTGTTCCAAGGTTAACCTCATTAGATACACCCCAGACATACTTGTTGTCAGTATCGCAATACCATTTGCCGTAAAGGACTCCCATATCGTTTAACCAGCCCTGCCACTTGGCGTGAACAGAATGACCAACACTAAATATAGAACTAAGTCTGAGAGTAGGCTTCTCTCTAACCTCAACATAGTTTCCCTTTAACGCATGGTAGGCTGCAAGAGCGCACCACTCGGGCTTAATTATGTCAGAGGGGTGAAGCACATCTTGCGAACGCTCATCAAAAGGTTGAGCAAGCATATGACGCTCCATATACCCCAATAAACGAGTCTCTCGCTTATTAGCATCTAAGAAAGCTTTGAGCTTCTTACTAGAGACTGTCTGAGATTTTGCCACTTATTTTTCCTTTTCTAACCATTCATCCAGGGTAAGGCCTTGTTTTTCATACTTACGCTTCATAGCATTTCGTTCTCTGTGAGACATACCCCCAAAGATTCCATGAAGTTCGTCGTTATTTACAGCTTCACGTAGGCATTGCTTGCGAACAGGGCAGGCAGACTTACCGTCTTTGCCCCAACATATCGCCTTAGCTTTGTCTGCAATTGGCTTGTATAGTGCTTTGTCTCTTGGTGGAAAAAAGATTTCAGTGTCTTCGCCACGACACTTTGCATCATATCTCCAAGCCCAGGGAGGATTTTCCCTGTTGTCCAATTATTCTCCTTGTAGTGAGTTTCTAAGTTCAAAGAAATCCTCCTCTCCAAGTATTACGTAGTTCTCCCCGTCAAGGTGTATACCAAGAATAGGTATACGTCCATCAAGAATTGCCTCTGTAGTAATCTTCTTAAGAACTTCTGACTTAACGGTGACCTGTTTTTTACCAGTCCACTTATGCTCAATCAATAGTTCTTTGTTTCTTACATCCCCTTTTCTGGACCAGAAGGCACCAGATGCAGCGGATACAGATCCTCCGATTGCTTTAGCAAGTCTTTTTTCATGCTTTTGAGATTGTTTCTGACCCTCAGTCTTCATTGCCAACCATTAAGACTGGCTGAGATTTTAGAGTGTCAAGAACAGCCTTGCTTAGCTCTTCACTAAGATCAATCTCTTCACGAAGAGAATCAATCAAAGCTTGGGCTCCTTGCCACTTTCGATCACCGTAGTACATCCACCCTCCACGACGATCGATAATCCCGTTAAGGATTCCTAAAGCAACAATTTCCTTGCCCCTATCATACTCCCCTCCGGAGATAGCTCCCCCACCTGAGAAGTAGAAGTCCATATATGCGGTCTGTTGAGGAGGAAATGTCTTGTTCTTAATAGTTCTTACTCGAATGGTCTGACCCACACGCTTCTTATCTTGGCCTGTGCCTACCTCTAGCCAGTCATCGCGCTTTACTTCGCAACGAATACTGTAGGCGTAGTCCTTGCCTAGACCACCAGGAGTCGTACGAGGATCGCCATGCATAACGCCAATCTTCATACGATACTGATTAATCATTAGTCCGAGTACTGGTCGCTCTTCTTCAACGAGGTCTCTCTTGGTAGCTGACGCCACTTTTCTAAAGAACTTATTGGTAATAAGTGCGCCACGACCCACAGTAAATTCTTCCATGTGTTTTTCATCTTCTGCGCTAGGGACAAGGGCAGGAAGAGAATCGACAACGACCATGTCCACAGCCTTGCTTTCCATAAACTGAATAACCGAATCAAATGCATCCTCCATACTATTAGTTTCTACTAAAAGAACTCTCTGTGTATCAACCCCACACATCTCTGCGTAGCCGGTATCAAACTGTTCTGCTGCAATCCATACAACGGTGAAGTCTGGGTTTAGCTTTTGGTTTGCCGCTATAGTCTTTAGAGCTATCGCGGTCTTACCGTGTGAAGCCTCACCAACAACCTCTACCCAGTGATTCATTGGCCAACCCCCACCAAGAACAACATCTAGGGTTAAAGACCCGGTAGTAATTCTTTTAGGCACATGAACCTTGTCAGCAGTTACAACTGTGTGGTCCCCAAGCTTCTTGTTAATTAAAGCTGCAATCTTTAGTACGTCCGAATTTAGAGCCACTATTGAATCCTATCTACTATGATGTTTGGTTTAAAGCCTGAGCCTTGATTAGGTTGTTTAGCCGGTATTGCTGCACCGCCACTAGAACTAGTAGAGATTACTCCGCTGCCGGCCTGGACCAAAGGATACCCACAATCATAGCAACGCATCAAGTTGGTTCCAGGAGGTGACATATAGTTACCAGAGTTACATCCTGGGCAGCGATTGCTTTGACGAGAACTCTGAGCTTTACTCATAGTCTGATCATTAGCAGGATCGTACGTAACCTGTACATTTGGATTTCCTGGTTGATGTGTGTACGGCATACTAACAGGGGGGCTAGTCCGTGGTGTAGACCCAGTGCTAGGTTGTCCAGATAATTTCTTAGACCACCAATCGTTATTCGTCATTGTTTGATACCACCTTTGTTTCTAGTAGGCCGAGATTCATTAAAGTTGAAATGCAAGACACTGAAGCGGACATAGATACTAATTTAAACAGTCTAGTTAACTCTTCTAATGCTTCGTCGCTACCAGGCGAAGGATTATTAGAAATCCCTGATTCTATAGAATAAGCTGAGCAAGCAACTTGCGCGGCTATATCAGAGTGGGCGTCTATAAAAGGCAACAAGGCAGAGAATTGTGCAATTCGCTCATCACTTGCACGTACTTCCATCTCAGACACTTCATCAGAAATTGGTGCTAAGCCCATCATAGAAGCAATTTCGTCTGAATCCTCAAAAATAGAATCATAAATTACTTGACGTATGAGTATTGGCAAAGACACATTAACGACATGATCTATGATGTCATACTTTTCTTTACGCCTTCTAAATGGCCACATTACTTTGCCTCTCCCCAACGAGACACTATCTTAACATCTGCCAGCATAGGTATGCTAAGGGCTCTAATCTCTTCCATAGCCAAGCGGATCTGCTCTGCAGTCTCCTCAGCTAAGTAGTCTGGGGTAACGGTAACAAGCTCATCGTGAACGGTCAAAATTAAGCTTGCCTCATCCGGAATCATGGCACTAGCTCGTACCATAGCTACCTTAATTAGATCTGCTGCAGAACCCTGGATCACGGTATTAAAAGCCTGTCGTTCAGCTCTAGACCGCTTCCACTGTTCTTTTGCACGAAGATCTGGCAAGTAACGTCTACGCTTTAGTAGAGTACTTACAAATGGGATAGGTGCTCTACGTCTGCTATCTGCAATAACCTGTCTTTTGTATCGGTTAACTGCAGGAAACTTTGCAGAGAATGAGTCTAACAGCTCACGTGCTTCGGTAAGGCTACACCCAATCTCTGTAGCAATCTTATCAGGCCCTACACCGTAAGCTAAAGAAAGAACTAATACCTTTCCTGCTTTACGATCTACGCCCATTGTATTTCCAATAGTGGTGTAAATATCTTCTCTATTTTGATACGCCCGTATCATAGTGCGGTCGTGACTAAAAGACGCTATGATTCTTGGTTCTATTTGACTGTAATCGGCTACAACTAATTTATGTCCTTCTGGAGCAACAAAAAGGTTGCGAATTGCTTTACCATTAGCAGTGTGCGGAGCCGGCACATTCTGCAAATTCGGATTACGGCTCGAGAATCGGCCGGTCTCCGCACCATACTGAACAAAGTCAGTATGTATACGGCCACGATAAAGAAGGCTTTCTTTTGCTACAAGCTTTTCTTTGCCAAGTAAAGTTCTAGCTACATCGCCTCCAAGATACGGTACTACATATGTAGTAAGCAGCTTATTTAATTCTGAGTACTTAAGCAGGTTACCTACAAGGGCGTCCTTCTCCCTAAACATATCTATAGCGGGCTCAGCTACTGAGTAATCATTGACTGTGGGTGTTAACCCACTATCTATTCTCTTCTGTCCCGCTGGGGTTGTAATCTTAGGCTTTAGCCCTCTGCCACCCTCTTTTTTAGGTGTAAATAATAGCTGTTGTCGTTCTGGGACAGAGTTAATATTAAATGCCCGCCCAGCTAATCCAAAAATAGTCGCCTTTGTTTTTTCTAGTTGCTCGTCTAGGTCATCCTTTAGAAGGGCTAGTTGCTCTACATCTACGTCTGCGCCGTGTAGTTCCATATCGCAGATAACCTTTAGAACATCCATCTCTAAACTAAATATTCCCCATAGACCATCTTCTTTCAGGCGCTCTTCATAACGCCGGTATAACTTCCAGGTCCACTCAGCGTCTAATCCAGCATAAGTGGCTACCTCGTCAAAAGAATGATCCTCAATCTTCTTACCAACACCCTTGACCATGTCGTAGTCAAATTCTCTTTTTAAACAGTCGTCTAATCCAAGCCCAGTTCTATCCTGACTGTTTATTACGAAAGCAGCGTTTAAAGTACAAAAGAAAGTTGGCTCTGGCCTACCACCCATGTACTTAGCTACGCTTTGTAAATCAAACTTTAAGTTGTGCCCAACCTTTACCTTATCGCTCTTAAGTAAAGGCTTAAGTGCTTTAAATACTTCTCCTCGAGTTAGTTGCTCAGGCGGCTCAGAAAATATCTTTTTAGCTTTTCG